TCAATTACAGCGCGCATCTTTTGCCCCATGACGTGTCTGTTCGCGAATTGGCGACCGGGCATTCCCGCCGGCAGGAGCTCACCTCCATACTCGATGCTCCGGTGATCACAGTGCCGCAGCACAAACCGGAGGATGGGATTGCGGCGGCGCGCGGCATACTCGGCGTTTCTTGGTTCGACGAGACGGGCGCGCGGCGTGGGCTGGCCCGATTGCGGGCTTATCGGCGCAACAAAAGCGGTCAACCAATGCACGACGACGCCAGTCACGGAGCGGACGCTTTTAGGACGGCTGCCGTTGGTCTTCCCTTGATTGGCGGCTCGTTCGGCAAGTATGGTGCGCAGGGCCGACTGCGGCGGCGAATTCGGGGCTTGGTTTGATGGTCGGCGCCGAGCATCTGACCGAGGAGAACCTTAGCCATCTTGCCACCAGGCCCGGCCAGGCGCATTTTGCCCTGATTGACACAGCGAGGACATGCAGAGAATGCCAGAACTGGAGCAACCAGAGGGGGGAAAGGAACCGGATCGGGCTCCTGAAGGAAGCGCGCTGCCGGAAGGCGCTGCAGTGGCTTCAGAACCCGCCGCCAATCCCGTACGACACAAAGATCTGCCGCCATTTCGAGGCCAGTCCACTGCCGCCCCCAATTTAGATCTTCTGGTCGACATGGATGAGCCGGAGGAGATTGTCTTCGCGCTCAAGGCGATCGCCTCGAAACGGCCGGGCAAGATCTGGGCCGCGCTCTATGAGCACCTTGGCCGCCTCGAAGTCGCGCTCGAGAAGCTCAATCAGCCTTAAGGCGTAAGCCCTATAGCGTATGCGTCTGAATCCGGATAAAACACCCGATGGGTGAACCGGACGGCGCGCGCCATGACAATGGAAAGGATGTTTTATCACAGTAAAGACCCCAATCCCCTTTCGTCCGCCGCCTACGATCCATCAGATCCAGACAGTTACGAGAATTACCTTCGCTCGTTGATGAGCGACAGTCGGGATTACGAGAACGCTTTCCTACAGGTCGATCGCAATCAAGCACAATTATATTACTATGGGATGGAGCCCTGGATTGGGCCTTATAATCCAGGCTCGCCTTACATCGGCGAAGACCCGAACGCCACCCTTGGCGAGATTTTAAACAAAGACAATACCAACCAACCCAATCGCTCGACTTACGTTTCGACCGACGTCCGCGACGCGATCATGATGATGCTGCCGAGCCTGGTCCGGCTGTTCGGCGCCAGCGAGTCTCCGGTCTTTCTGGTGCCGCGCAGCCAGGAAGAGGTGCTACAGGCCGAGCAGGCGACCGATTACGTCAACTATGTGTTTTGGAACGACAATCCGGGGTTCCTCAATCTTTATGGCGCGATCAAGGATGCGCTGACGGTCAAGACCGGCTTTCTCAAGTGGTGGACCGAGGATTTCAAGGAGAAGAAGCGCAAGCGCTTCCTCAACGTCGGCGCTGATCAGATTCAGATGCTGCTGTCGGAGGACGACACGGCGCGATTAGTCAGCATCGGCAAGCCTCTCCCGCCGGCGCCTCCCTCCGGCGCGGGGCCACCGCCGGGCCCGCTCAATGCGCCAATGCCGGGCCCGGCGCCTGGTCCGCCCCCGTCCGGCCCGATGGCTGGTCCGGCCCCGCCCGGCCCGCTTGCCGCCCCCGCGCCGCCCTCACCCGGTCCGCCGCCGGGCCCGATGGCCGGCGCGCCGCCGCCCGCCATGGCTCCCGCGGGCCCGCCGCCGCCGCCGTCGCCGATCTACGATCATGTCGTGATCGAGTTCGAAGTGTCGAAGCCCTTGATCAAGATCGCCGGCGTGCCGCCGGAAGAGATGCGGCTCGATCGCTATGCGCGCTCGTTTCAAACTTCTCGCATCACCGGCCATCAGCGGATTGTTCCCATCGATCAGTTGATCGCCATGGGCTACGACCGCGAGCTCTGCCTCGACCACATCCAGACTTCCGAATCGACCTTCACCACGGAGCCGCAATTGCGCAATCCGGGCCGTTTCATGGGCACTCGGATGGGCGATGGGGTGATGTATGGCGAGTGGTATGTGAAGATCGACAAGGATGGCGATGGCGTTCCGGAGCTTCGTTACATCTGCACCATGGGCCTCGAGTACGACATCGTCGCCGATGAGGAAGCGAACAGGGTCAAGTTCGCGCTGTTTTCATGCGACCCCATCGCCCACACCATCGTCGGCGACAGCTTGGCCGATTACACTGAGGACATTCAGCGCATCAAGACCAACATGATGCGGGCGATCCTCGACTCGGCCGCCGAGTCGATGAATCCGAAGACGGTCATCAACGAGCTCATGGTCACCGTCGACGACGCGCTCAACGACGATCTCGGCGCGATCATCCGCACTCGCGGCGATCCCAGCGCCTCGGTCATGTACAACAATATCCCGTTTCTCGGCCAGCAAGCGATGCCAGTCATCGATGCCCTTAACGATGTTCTGCAGCGACGCACTGGACTCTCGGATGCCGCCAAGGGTCTCGACCCAAAGGCGCTGCAGTCGAGCACCATGATCGGCGTCGAGGCGGTGATCAACGGCGCTCAAGAGCGCACCGAACTGGTCGCGCGGGTCTTATGCGAAACCGGCTTTAAGGATCTGTTCAGCGGTCTGTACAACGAGATCTGCGAGAACCCGAACCAGAAACGGACGCTGAAGATCCGCGGCGAATTCATTCCCTACGACACCGGCACGTTCGACGCTTCGATGGCGGTCGAGGTCAATCCGAACCTCGGCAAGGGCTCGGATATGGTGCGGATGGTGGCGCTCAACCAGATCGACCAGAAGCAGCAGATGCTGGTGGCGCAGATGGGCGTCAACAACCCGATCTGTGGCGTTCAGGAGATGTTGAACACCCAGACCGATCTTCTCGCCTTGGCCAACGTGAAGAATGTCGGCCGTTATTTCAAGACGCCGAACCCGCAGCAGATGCAGGCGATGATGTCGGCGCCGAAGGCGCCGGATCCGATGGCGGTCGCTGCGCAGGCGCAGATGGAGAAGGTTCGTTCAGACAGCGCCAAGGCGCTCGCCCAGCAACAGCTTGATCAGTCGAGGCTGATCGCCGACACCCAGTTCAAGCACCAGCAGCTGCACGCCAAGACGCAACTCGACATCCAGAAGATGGACATCGACGCGCAGAAGGCGGGGCTCGACCATCACGTCCAGTTGACGACGCTGGCCAGCAAACTGGCGTCCGATGAGCAGGATCGTCAGCAGCAAGACCAGAAGGGCCAAGTCGACATGGCCCAGGCGCAGAACGATTCGGACGCTCAAGCTCAGCAGGCGCAGCAGGCGCAGAACGACGCGCAGTTGAAGGCGGTGCAGACGCTCGCGCAGCATCACCAGAACATGGCCAAGATCCAGAGCCAGCATACCCAGGCGATGACCCAGATGGCGGCCCAGCATCATCAGGCGATGCAGGGCTTGCGATCGCAGGAAGGCCAGACGGGCGCCAAGCTGGTGGCCGGCGCGCTCGATAGTCAGGCTGACCGGGCTCACCAGGCGCAGCAGTCTTCACTCGATCGTGATCATCAGGCGCTCACCACCGCGGCGACGCTGAACACGCAGGCGAAGATCGCCAAGGCGAAGCCGAAGAAATGACCGAGAAACGAACTCTGGAACAGATCAAGGCGGACGCGCGCGAGGCGAAGGAACTGATCGAAAACCGCGCCTTTCTCGAGGCGGTCGCGGCGCTGCGTAAGCAATGGTTCGGCGAGTTGATGGATCCGGCGCTGGTGGATCAGCGCAACATCGTTGCCTTGGTCGAGCGGCTGCGGGGACTGGAGGCCATTCCACAGAAGTTGGCGAGCACAGCGCGCGATGTCGAATTCGCGCCGAGGAGAAATTATGCCTGATGGCCTGGACGAGGCTGCATCGGCCTTCGCAGCCGAGGTTGCGCCGCAGAGCCGCCCGCGTGATCAGGGCGGGAAGTTTGTCGCCACCCGCGAGAAGCCGGAGCCGATGTTCGGCGCGCGCGAGATCGAGGGCGATCCTCTAACCGGCGACACGCGCGACGGCGGCGACAATGAGCGGCTGCGTTCGCACGAGCGGGAGGTCGCTGACGGCCGCGCCGAGCGCAGGCGTGAGCCTGAAGACGATGAGGTGGAGGAGGTCGAGCGCGAGCCGGAACACATCAGCGCCGAGGTCGGCGCCGATGATGAGGAGGGCGAGCCGCCCGCTCGCCATGACGACGGCGAAAAGTACGAGATTGTCGTTGACGGCCAACAGCAGGAAGTCACGCTCGAGGAAGCCCTCAACGGTTACATTCGTCAGCAGACCTTCCATCAGCGGCTGGCGCAACTCAACGGGATCCAGACCGAGATCGACGCCGATCACAGCCGCCTGAACGCCAATTGGCAGATGTGGCACAAGGCGCGGAAGGATTACGAAGAAGACCTCGCCAACATGATCCCGAGAGAGCCGAACTGGGATCAGGAGTTCGCGCGCGATCCGCGCGCCGCGCGTGAGAGCCAGAAGGTCTATCAGATCCTGTACGGGAAGCTCACCGCCTCCCAGCAGGCGCGGGCGCAGCGTGAGGCGATTGACGCGCAAGAGGCGGATAGACGCTTACAGAAATACGCGATAGATGGATTCGCCAGGTTCGTCGCGATGCACCCCCGGGCGCTTCCCGACGAAGCGACGCTGAAGCGAAACCTTCAGTCCATGCGCCGTACCGCAATGGCTGCAGGCTTCAGCGAAGGTGAAGTGGCCACAGTTTACGACCCGCGAATGCTCACGGTGTTGTTAAAGGCCAGCAAGTACGACCGTATGATGGCGACCCGGCCCAAGGCCGTCATCCCAGGCAAGGGCAAAACGTTGACCCCCGGCGCCGCTACACCCTTGAGCGGGAATGGACGCCGATCAGGCCTCGACGACTCACAGCGCCAATTGGCGCGCAGCGGCAAACTCTCGGATGCCGTGGACGTGTTTCGACGACTGCTCTGATGGAGTCAACTTATGCCCAAGGTTTCGAATGCTTTCACCACCTATGAGGCGGTTGGTAACCGCGAAGATCTCAGTAACGCCATTTACAATATTGATCCGTTTGACACGCCGGTCATGTCGGCCATTCGTAGACGGAATGTAAAGAACCGTCTTTTCGATTGGCAAACGGAATTTCTCCCGACCGTAAACCCTAACAACGCTCAGGTCGAAGGGTTTTCGCTCGTCAATGCTCCGGCGCAGCCGACTATTCGACAAAACAACGTCACTCAGATCAGCGAACGCGACGCCACCGTGTCGGGCTCGCAGGAAGAGAGCGACGCCGCCGGCAAATCGTCGGAAATGGCCCACCAGATGGCCATGGCGTCGAAAGTCCTCAAAAGCGACATGGAGACCATTCTCTGCGGCCGACAGCCTCGTGCGAATGGCGACGATACAGTCCCGACGGCTCGCACGACCGAAGCCTTCTCCCATTGGCTTGGCCGCGCCCGCGACAAAACCGGCGCCGTCGCTGGCGCAGTGGCGCCAGGCACTGTCCTTACTGGACTTCCGACTCTTTCCACCGACGCCTTCCCGGTTCCCGGCGCGCCGGTCGCATTGACCGAAGCGATGTTGGGAGATGCGATGCAAAAGGCGTACACCAATGGGGCGTCGCCGTCGCTATGGGTGGTGCCGCCGGGGCCGAAGAGGACCGTCAGCACCTTCGTTGGCAGATCGACGACGCAGGTGTTAGTGGGGAAAACAGAAGTCGTATCGACTGTGGACGTCATAGCGACAGACTTCGGCAGAGTGAAATGTGTCCCAAGTCGTTGGGTGCCGGTCGACGTCGGATTGCTTATCGATCCGGATTACGCCGCGGTCGCATTC